CTGCTATTCCTTGGCGCGTTCATGGCAAATGGGCGCATGGAGGCTTTGTGGCTGCTCAGTCATCTGTATGGAAGCCTATTAGAAAGCGTCTGGACCCATCTAAGAAAACTTATTGCATTGGGCATAGCCTGGGTGGTGCTATGGCTGTATTGACCGCTCACAGGCTCACCAGTGGATATAAGAGGCCAGCCTTCAGAGATGTTAGGTGTATAACCTTTGGCAGACCTAATGTGTGGCTCAAAAGCAAAAAACCTCTAGGTGATATGGTAAATATTAGTGTTGTTGCTGGGAGTGATATTGTTGCTATCGTTCCTAAGCTGTTTTTCAGCTCGGATAGCAATCAGGACATATTGTATTTAGGCGCAGATGGTAATGACTATTTAAACCCAACTAAAGAATTTAGAGATAATGACAGGAAGTTATCTAACTCAATATCAGACCATATGATGGAAACAAGTTATACTCCGAGAGTTAAACAATGCCAAATAGAGGCCATTTTATGCGACATATCATAACCTTAGCGTTTATAATTACTACTGGATGTACTGTCTCTGAAGAGATGATAGCCAACAAGCAGCTATACTGCTCAGGTGTCTACAAAGGCATACGAGCCGTTGGCCGGGTAGCGACAGAGGTGACTACAGGTGTAAGTATTCCTGATGTATGTATGACCATAGATGAAATAACGGAAGATTCTGAAAAAAAGTAATTAACGAGCTAGAGGCGCTAATTAAAGTGTATTTGCTAATACAATGAAACTAGGTGGACTCCTCAAACGACTAGCACCGACTATAGCCTCAGCAGCCGGAGGACCACTCAGCGGAATGGCTGTCAAGATGGCTGCTTCCAAATTGGGATTGCCTGAGACTACAACAGCTAACGAAATTGAAGATTTAATAGAACGCGAACCAGAAAAAGCAGTATTAGTAAAACAGGCAGATCAAGACTTCAAAAATCGCATTAAAGAAATGGAGATTGATTTAGAGTCCTTTAAAACAGAAGTAGAGGACAGGAAAGATGCAAGAGAAAACTTTTCGACAGATTGGACACCAAAAGCATTTTCCATTATATGTTTGCTGCTTTATGGGTCGTATGTGATGGTTGTCACCTTGTTCGAGCACTCGCAACAGTCTGAAACGGTTATTAGCCTGGTCCTGGGCCAGCTATCAGGTATCCTGGGTACGGCTGCGGCTTTCTTCTACGGTGGGTCAAGTAAGAAATAAAATGTATAAAATGGATAAATTAATAGAACAATTAAAAAGACACGAAGGTGTAAAAAAGCACGTTTACCGGGATATAAATGGCCTGGAGCATATAGGTGTAGGTAGGAATATCTCATCTAGTGGTCTAGGGCTGAGTGATGAAGAAATTGATTATCTACTATCTAACGATATTCTGAGGTGTATCAAAGAATTAAGCGCAGAATATGCTTGGTTTGGCAATCTGGATGAGACTCGCCAGGAGGCTGTTATAAATATCTTCTATAATCTGGGAGCCACAAAATATAGACAATTTGTGTTAGCAAATGAAGGCATGAAAGATGGAGATTATGACCGGGCTGCAACTGAGTTTTTAAACAGCAGATGGGCGAAGCAGGTAGGCAATCGTGCTTTAGAATTAACCGATATAATTCGTACAGGTGAGTATGAGTAATCCGTATATTTTTACTGCTACTGTATCTAAAATTGTAGACGGAGACACAATGTATGTTACTGACATCAATTTGGGTTTTGGCCTTGTTCATCGTGGTGATACTGGGCGCGGCATTACTTTGCGTATTTTTGGAATTGATTGTCCCGAAGCAACTAATAGAAAAGGTAGAGATCCAAAAGAAAAAAAATATGGGATTGCAGCAAAAGAATTCGTTAAAGCGTTCTCTCCGGTAGGGACTAAAGTTACTCTCAGAACCTATGAGCGAGACAAGTTTGGTAGATGGCTTGCAGACATCAAGGTAGGTGCAAAATGGCTTTCTAAGGAGCTTTTAAAGAATCATCATGCCGTTGAGTATCATGGCGAGAACAAGAAAGCTGTAGCCAAAGGTCATCTAGCCAACAGAAAGCTAGTCAAACTTAGTGAATAACTTTTTGGTCTCCAATGATGTGTTCAAAGAATTTCTTGCACACAGCGTCATTTCCATAGATAAAATCTTCCATATCCTTGAGCTGTTTAGCAATAGACATAATAAAATTAACGTCTTTTTCTTTAAACTTAGTAGGCGCTTCATTAAGCCATAAGTCGATAGACAGAGGATCTTTAAGCTCGAACGGAGGTAAACTCATAACAATCACCTTATACCTGTAACAAGTATTTATACGGCAACAACCTAGCTTCTTTTTTTATTCTGCGGCTATATACTTTTTCACCAGTTTTGTAATCTTTTCCTTTATCAGTAGTCCAAAACCATTCCTTGGTACACCAGCCCATCAGAGATACTTCTTCTTTAGGAATATCTATACAGCAAAAAACGTAGTAATCACAGTCTTGATGGTCTCGTAAGTAAGTAGTTACAAGCGCATCGTCATCTTCTTTTTTTCTGTAATGAGGCGCTCTGCTGCTTTTTACATCAATACGCTTGTTATTAACAAGAATATCAAAATCTATACGGTCTACATAACTAAAATCTAATCCTAAATCTGCAAAGTAGCTGCAAACCGCTAATTCGCCTAGCTTTCCAGTAATTGAGCTATTCTTATTAACACTAAGACTATTAATACTTTCTGGTTGATCGTAAGCAATATCCAACCATATTGGCTCAACTGGTATGACGATCATTAACAGGCCAAGGTACACTAATGCCAAGATTTTCAGATAGATACCTGTTTAAGATGTCATATATTTTAACGTAGTCTATCTTTTTTACTTTAGTTGTAGATTCTTCATTAGTTTGAGATTCCTGCACAGGTCTCCAGAGATAGTCTTTAACAGAGCTTTGGGTCCAAGGAATATCAGCATGGTGACTTAGAACCTTTTTCATGTCCTGACCGCTTTCAGTCAAGGCTTTGGCAACGTGGTCACACCATAGGTGTAGTGCTGAGTTTTGCCTCAAGCTGCGTTGTTTGCCAGTTTTTACCGTCACAATCAGGTAGTGGTCTTTTTCGTAGGTTTCCTCAATATATTGAATTAACTGCTCTTTTTTGTGCTGACTGTTTGCTATCCAGAAATCACCCATTAATTCTTTTCTCCTCTATCTTAATTTGTTTTTGGAAGTCCTCTATCATTTCATCGTAATCAGCTTTATAGAGCTTATGTATATCGTTTTTAGTTGTAAGCATATGTTCTACAAAGTCTTTTCCGTACATATCAATCATCCACATAGTATAGTTTTGTGTGGCTGTCCCAAATTTCATACCATAGGCATTTTCAGACTTAGTTTGAGGATGCACATTACGCTCATCAAGCGCCCAACGACTACTAGCTCCTTTAGCAATAAAATGTCCTCCATCCATCTCTGTCCAATGTTTACGGACTCCTGACGTTACGCAGGTACAATAACCATCCTTATCTGCTGCTTTTAAACGGACAAGTTTTTGCAACAAACGCAACGCTTTAGCTCTAGGAGTCTCTTTAGGCATCGAATTTTTCCTTCATCAAGTAGTATCCAGGTGGATGGCCTGTACTATGCTGCTTAACTTTGAACTTGAGTCTAGAGTTTTTGATGTAACTTCTGACCGCAAAGTATGCAGAGCGCATCTTTTCGTAATCGTCAAACTCAATAGCTTGCCCATCCTCTAACTCGTCCCAAAGACGAACAGCCTTGTTCTTAGGTTTTTTTACTGTCTCTTTAATGCTTACAATTTTCATCAGAATGGTATGTCCTCTTTCAATTCATTGGCTAAAGGTTCAGATGTTTCATGTGGAACATTTTCTGGTTCTTCTCTTGTGAATTTCAGAGCTAGGTATGGAGCGCCTCCTTCTTTTGGGAAATTTTTCCAGCCTTTTATATCAATGTTACCGTGTTTGTTCAGCTTTAACTGTCCTGCTTCCAACGCTTGCGCCAATAATTTGACGGTATCTGGCTCTATCTGAGCATAATATTCACCGTCTTTGTATTGTGATTGATTTAAACTGCATAAATTTATTAAAGCCATTACAGCAACTCCTGTTCATATTTAATTTGTTGATCGGTATCTTTTAAGATTTCTAACGCTTTTTCTATCCACTTATCATCTCTTCCTACCTTAATGAAGAAAGGACTGTGTTCTGGTCGATATGACATGAAATAGTAGTATTCAAGCTCTAAGACTGCCATTGTTCCTTGAACCTGCTGAAAGTAAGCCGTAGGCAGCTTCTTAGCTCGTTTGTATCCAATGTGGGTAGAACGCTTAGGAGCTTTTATTTCTATTCCTGTATCGCTCCAGAGTCCGTCTGGTGAGCATCCTATGTCATAGTCATCAAGGCAGTAAAAACCAACCTGCTTAATTTCAACGTCTAAAATAACTTCAGCCATTATTCTTGCTTCAGCTTCCAGCCGTGAACCTTCCTCCATATCTTTGCTGACATAGCCTCGTATTGGTTCTTTGTAATCGTTTTCAGCAATTAAAGTATTTATGTAGGTTTCGGTTGTAAGTCCTTTAGCTCTTTCACCTTTTGTTGTTACTAGCTTGTGAAAGTTAGATGCGGTTATTACACCGCACCTGGACTGTAACCATTCGTCAGATCCTTGTTCGTGATAAAAAACACGCATCAGAATTCCTCTTTTCTTGACTTAATGGTTACGTCAATTTTTTCATTAAGGTCTTTTAGCTGTTCGGCTGTCATGTGCTCAGGATCTTCAATACCGCAAACCTGAAAGATACGAGAGTGAATTTTTTCTTTTTCCATAAGATCTAAGGCTTTTTTAATGTTGGCCTTAGTTGCTCTCTTAGGCGCTTTTTTATCTTCTTCTTCAACTAGGTTGCCATCATCGTCAGATTCCGCATCACCAATAGCAAAAAGAGAAGTGAGGATGTACCGTTTAGCGTAGGTGTAGCAGCCGCCAACAACCTGAGCTGTTCGACCATTACCTTTGTCAACCATACATAGTTGAGTATGAGTCTCGCCAGAATCTAGATGAACCAACCAAATAGATACGCCAGCCTGATCTTCAGTATTGATGTCCTCAAAATGGTAATGTATCTTGGTTTGTTCACCATCGTGAAATGCTTTCCTAACAGCATCGTTTAGCGTTTCCAAAGACCAATACATATGATCGTTGGCAAAACTGTTTTTTTTGTCTTTTACAGGAGTAATAAACCTGTTTTTGGCTTCTGCAAAAGCCTTCCAAAATTCCAGGTTCAAAATTTTTGTAGGTTCCATAGTTTTTCCCATCAGTTAATAAAACTACAGAGTATCACAGTGTAGGCAAGGTGTCAAGCGAGTGGAGGTTGTGTGGTCGCTCCTGAGCAGAGGCTAGCTGATGGGTACTAGATATAGTATGAAATACAATATAGAGACCACACATATAGATATTTTACATTTATTTTTTTTAGTAGTACACTGAATTTTAGGTGTGGTAAATCCTGACCTTCAAAAACTCATGGATCATGGCGCATGGGCAGCCTGAAACGCCCAGATAGCATACACCAGCGGGAATGATGGGACCGATTGAGACCTAGAGCAAAGGCTCAATAAAACCGAGTAACGGACATCAGGAGGCTTGACTCAGCTACCAAGGCAGGTGAAGAGTTTCGGCAAATCAGGTGTGTGGACCAGCTCTCAAAAGCAAAAACACAGGATGTCCATAACCATCTAAATGACTGCTATGGAAAATAAAGTGCGAAAATAGTTGACAAGCGGTGGTATGGTGGTATGATGGTCACATCAAATAACGGAGAGCCAAGTAGTGAAATACGAAATCATTGCTACAGGAAAGTACGATAAACATTTAAAGTTTAGACCTTCTCAGTATGAGCAAGTAATAACAGTTATGCTTAAATTGTTGGAATTAAAAAAAGACGATGATGAAGATGTTACGTTTTTTTTGAAAGGAAAAAAATCAACAGCCTCAGCACTTTTGAAGGCAGCTCAGGCTGATAAAAATGTTTATTGGGAGAAAAAGAATAAGACGCATAAGCAAATATGGGTGAACACAGGTGTTACTGGTTTCGTCAAAAAACCAGTATGGGTTCGGAAATAAACTATACAGGAAATAAAAAATGATAATGATTTACAGCAAAAATTTTCAACAGCATAAGGATGTGCTGATGTCTCAGAAGTGCGGTGACACTTTCAGCATAAACATTAATCTGAAAAACGGACAAAGATTTTATAATGTTTTGTTTGGTAGAAAGTGGGTCACATTCACAGCAATGTATGGGCATGAAAAGATTAAGATGCACGTTAAAAATGCCAGACAGTTACTGAAATCATACTATTGGAATGAGGCGCGAAACAAAGTTTGGTTTGAGAAGTGCGTTGGTCGTAGGAAGTCTTTACCTAAGAATTGGGAGGCTGAATACTAATGCAGATTGATACCGACATTCCTATACCTACAGGTAGGTCTAGGAGAGCATCTAAATATGCTTGGGCAGAAGCTATGGAGGTTGGGCATAGCGTCAAGTTTCAAGAAATTAATGAAGCCAATAAGGTATATATGGCTTTGCGTAAAAGGTGGGAAGGAAAACGTGAGTGGATGCTGAGAACTATAGAGGATGGTTCAATACGAATTTGGAGGAAATCATAGAAGGCCACAGGAGTCATGTCCTGTTCTCTACGTCCTGGCCTGAGCGTAGGTCTAAAAATCAGGCTGGTTTATAAGATTGGACCGTAATTTGGTTGTTTGAGCGGTCCTCGTCCCAGTGAGCGGTGGGCGAATTCAGAAAAACACTCACAGTTGGCAATGGAGTCAAACGGTTTTTTGGGCGAGTAAATGGCCTTTTTGACTTCCAGCTCTATGTGCCAGCCGAGTAAGCCACGCTAAGGTTAGTCGTGCTTAAATTGGAAGCGTGTTCCGGTTTAGGTACGCACCCAAATTAAGTGAGAAAAAAGTTGACATAAAGTGAGAAAGTGCTATTATAGCCATACTTACTTAATAACTGGAGAGCAAAAAATGGCTTTAAGAAAGATTGTTAACTCAGACGCAACTCATAAGGTTTATGAACCAAAGTGGAATTGTTCCTATATTCCTAGTGACCAGCTTTATATAGACGGCTGGTACTACACTTTTGGCG